ATATTCTGCGTTGTCTGGTTTTTCTATGTGGTATTCAACCATGCCATTGCGGCTCCAAACTGGCTGGCTGTCCTTGCCCTGCAGCTTGGTGTTGCTGAAGAAGCGCCCGGTCTTCTTGGTACGGAACTGCTGGAATCCCATCTGTTCACTGAGCCTGCGAGCATCTTCTATCTGATGCTCGTTGTGCTTGAACACTATGAACTCCCATTGAGCTATGCCACCAGCATCTATGAATGCCTGCGCATTATCCATGATCTTTTGCCAGTTGGTACCGCGCCTATAGATGTGGTTGGTATCAGCCAGACCGTCTAGTCCAAACTTGGCATAATCGCCCTTGCGACTGAGCAGCTTGCCAAGGTTAGTCCACCACGCAGGAGTGCGTGCGCTGGCATTGGTATGTATGCCCAGCTTGATGTTGGGATTTATCTCCCGCAGCCAAGCAAAAACTTCCAATGTATCATTTGCCACGATAGGATCGCCATAGTTGCCGCACATGTAAAGCCTGTTGAGCCTGCGCACGAAATCCTCAGGCATGATCTGCTGTATATCAGCGAGGCTCAGTTCTGTCTGTGGCAAGTGTTCGTTCTCTGGCCCACCAAACTTGTTGCGACCACACATGGGACAGCTGGCATTGCACTTGTCCGTTATCTCGAGATGAACGGTGTTGATATCCTGATAATCATAGATCATGATTTGCATCCAACAACAGCTTGACAGCAGTCCCAGGTCCCGTCCTGCTTGGTAGGTCGCCATATTTACTTACATACCAAGCTATCACACTGCAATACCATGCATGGCTGTCATGATGTGCTGCTTGATTGAACTGCACCAATTCATGGTTGCCGAATCCCTGTCCACTGGCTAGGACTCGTGCGGCTTCTGTCTGCAGCTGCCTAACAGTCAATGAATCAATCACAGAGGTCATTTACGTCCTATCAGCATGAAACGCTGATACAGTGTACAGTCTAACTGTCCAGCATACAGCAATTCACCAAAAGGATACATGGCCTTGAAACTGTCAAGATCAGTGGTGCTGTTGTCATGTTGGTCATTTTCATGCCAGTTGTTGTTCTGCAGTATCACCAACTTGCCAGCTGGTATGCGATCCCACCAAGATCTGTCAGAACCCATGTGATCGCAGCTGGTGTTTATGATCGTATCCGCAGCATCCTGTATGGGATGGCTCATGCGATTGTTGACTGTGCTCCAAACGCTCCATTCAAAGCAATCATAGTCCAGCAGGTTCACGTCTTTGGTAAACGCTTTGAATTGCCATCCTGCCTTGACGTTTTCCTTGTTGAGCTTTTCTGCCAGCTCCTCACAGTTTGGATCTATGTCAAAGCTCCTCACAGATGTCAATTTGAGATCATCTGATCTAGTGAACATGAGATAAGACAGCGTGCCTATCCATCCACACAACACCCAAGTCCTGCCAAGTGGTATACCCAAGCCGATCGCAGTGTCAATGAGCCAGCGCTTGCTGTCCAGTTGCCCTTGGCTGAAGGCATCCAACACGTTCACGCTGTCTGCAGCTGTATCGTAGATGCTGAGATAGGTCTTGAAGAATGATTCTCTGTCTGCAGCCAAGTCCCACATCTTGTGCAATATACCAGCATGCCACGGTTGATCGCGCAATCTAGCCAATCTAGGTGCTGGCCAATCCAATATCTGTGCAAAGCTCTTCAGTTCAGTATCAGTCAGTTTCATCACGAACTGCAGCGTCTCTGGATGAGCCTGCAACCTCAGCAGCACGTCTTTATCACCTAGATCCATGATCACTTCCTACCTATGAGCATGTGTCGTTGGTATGTACCACAGTCCAGCGTACCTTTATATAGGACTCGCTTCATGCTTGCTCGAGACGCCAGTTCATAGACGCTGTCCATGTTGTTGACATGTCCCTCGTAGCTATCATGGCTGCTGCATTGCAATACCAACAGCTTGCCCTGAGGAATGTTGGCATACCATGAATCAAAATCCACCAAGTGTTCACAGCTGGTATTGATGATGGTATCAGCTGATCCAAAATCTCGTTCAAGAGATCCGTCTGATTTCTTTGTGTACCAAAAATGGTCATCATACTGCAGCTGCATGACATCAGCCGTGCTGGCTTTGAACAACCAATCCTGTTTGACTTCTTGTTTATTCAGCATGTCTGCTAGATCCGTGCAGATTGGATCTATATCAAAGCTACGTATGGAATCAAAGTTAAGATAAGTCTTCTTCTTGAACATGAGATAAGCCAGAGACCCTATCCATCCGCACATGATCCAAATGCGCCCTAGGTCCATGTCAAGCCTTATCAGCGTGTTGATCAACCACATCTTGCTGTCTATCTGGCCTCGGCTAAAAGCATCCAGTATGCTTTCTTTGTTGGCACCGGGGTACTCGTATATCTCGAAGAAATTGCGTATGAAAGTCTCATCGCGCATGGGTACCAAGTTCCACATGTGATGCAAGACTCTGAGATGCGCTGGTTGATTGCGCAGCTTGACCAGTATGGCAGGCGACCACGATGTGATAGCGACGAATGATTCTAGTTCATCAGGAGATAGCTTGATGACGAACTCAAGCACATCAACGTCGTTAGCCAGCTTCTGCAGAACATCCTTGTTCTTGAGATCGCTTATCATAACATCAGGCCTTTTCTAGGCGGGTGCATATAGTTGGCCTTGATCCACTTGCTGGTGCTGCTGTCTAGCTCAGGAACGAAAAGATTGAACTGGTCTTGCAACAGACTGCTGTATCTTTCTAGTGCAGGCTCAAGGTTTACCCGAGATGATTTGGTCCAATGCCGATCAAACCAATCATAATCATTGATGACTGTGTTTTCAACCACACCTGAATACAGTTCGTGGAATCCCTGCCTCGCTCCCAGCATGGCCCATGCACCGTTTTCAATGTCTCTACCTACGGTCATCCATAGATTGAGCTTGCTGGCATTGCCCTTGTGCAGCAATGTGATTTCTGTTATTGGATTTTTCATAGGCACGCCGTCGAGATAGCTCATCTTGATGCCTTCTCGGTAACCTGCTCGCCAGGCTTGGTACGGCGTAGCGTTGTTGACGTTGATGCTGCCCAACACATCTATCTGATAGTAGCGCAAGGCCCAGCAGAAATCGGTAGTGTTGCTGCTCTCGTGTGTGCTGCTATTCAACAATATGTTTCTGTTCCAGCACTTGAGACCACCGTTGCCGTATTCCAATCCATTGATGGCATTCTTGCTCTTGAAGCTGAAAACCACATCTTCCATGCCAGTGTCATTCAGCAGCGTGTCAGCAGCTTCTGGTAACAGCCAATTGTCTCCATCGATCGTAACAAAGCGCTCGGTCAGAGACTGCATGGCGCAGGTTTTGTGTGCTGTTTCAAATCCCTTTACGCCATGCACGCGTCGCGCATGAGGCAACACAGAAGTGACGTTCCTCCAGTTTTCTTCACAGTTGGGTTCATCGTAACTGATATAGAAAATCTCTAGATCGCGAAACCAAAACTCGCTCATGCCAGACCATCCATCTCATAACGTTGTCTTAGCCAAGACCAATCGTTGATCTTCATCAATTGATCAGTGCCTCTGCTGTCCAACCCAAATTGCCTGCCAGCTTGTGCACCAAGCAGGCACCAATGTCCGTACTCTCTGCCTTGTCCCACGGTGCACCATGTTTCCAAACGCTGCTGTGTCTCGGAATTCACTTGACCATCTATCACACCGCTGGCCAGCTTTGCACATTCACGGAAGGCACTGCGCCACGTGTTATATGGATCAGTGTTGAATGCGGTGACGTTGGAAAGCTGATACACCACCTTGTATTTTCTATTGATGCTGCTGGTCATGTCCGGTTTGAAATCTCGGTCAACCAAGCGACGAACATCCAGCGTTGGCAGCAGCTTGACCGCACCATATCCATATACCAAATCGTTGATTGGATTCCTAGCTCTAAACACATGCACATGATCAAGCTGATGGTCAGGTACCACGTGATCAAAAGCAAACGCGTCATCTATCACAGCGTCACCGTCTACGCAGTAGAACATGTCTGTACTGACCATGGTAGCGGCCACGATGTGAGCCATGTGTATTCCGGTGATACCATGCAGCCGCTTGGCTATGGGAAATCGCGATTTCAGTCGCTTCCAATTTTCCTCAGCATTTGATTCCTCATAGCTGATGAATACGATATCGTACATATCATCCTCTCAGTGCAGACAGCAGGTTAGATCGCGTTGGCGGTTCCAGATGGCGTTCACGATTATTAAACATTTCCATGAGCCAATCAAAATCGTTTATGTTTTTCAATGAACCTGCGCTGAACGATTCACGCCAATCCAGATAGTATGCTATTCCTGCTCTAGCACCCTGCATGCTGGCTTCTGCATATTCTGCACCGTTATCTACAGTGCACCAGACCATCAGTCGTTCCATGCTTTCTAGATGATCGCCGTTCTGCACGTTTACGCAGAGTTTCACAGCTTCTCTGAAGCCGCTACGCCATGAGCCCAGCTCATCGCAGTTATATTTGGTAGTAGCTACCACATCTGGAATGATCTTGATGTTGCCAACCGTCGTAGTAAAATCTAACCAGTTGGATTTGAACTCTCGCACCAACCTCGTGGGCCAGAGCTTGATTGCGCCCCAACCGTATTCCAGACCGTTCACAGGATTGCGGCTGTGCCATAGATGTAGATACTGCTTGTCATAATCCGGTGGATGGTAATCAAAACCAAAGCTGTTGTCTGCTATGGTATCAGCATCAACCGTCCAGAACATGGGTGTGCTGCTCAGCTCAGCGCAACGCAAATGAGCTTTATGTATGCCCTTGATACCGCTTACGTGTTGAGCTCGCGGGAAGCGAGCCTGCAAGCGATTGAAATTTTCCTGTGCATATGGTTCTTGGTAGCTGATGAAAAAGATGTCATGCGGCACAGTTCTCGAAGCTATTGCGTCCATGAACTTGATGGACTTCAAGCTGCCTTGTTGCAGCTCTTCGCTATCAGGTGCATAGTATCCCGGAACCAGGTATATGCCGGTGTGAGTTCCTGCAGAAGTCTTCCAGACATGCACATAATTCCTATCCCATGTGGGAGGACGCCAATTGATATCAAACTCGGCGTCCAATATCACGTCATCCATCACGATCCAATGCATCTCAGTGACGGCTTGCGTACCAAGTGACAACGCAGCATGAGCTATGTCAATGTGATCATGATAAGATGCATGTATCACATCATAAGCACGCAACGTGTGCACGGGACCAGACATTGGCTTGATCTTGGACAAGACTCCTGTTGATATCTCTTCTTCGGTCAACTTGTATCTGTTTGGTACTAGATAGACCCCAGCAAACTCATTTATAGTATTACCAAGATGATCAACTGTGGGCCAAACATGCACATATGGACGGTCCCAGGTTTCAGTTTTCCACGAGAGATCAAGATCTTGATTGATGTCAACGTCGTCGGTGATCAACCAATGCATGCTGGTCATGCACATGCGAGTTGATGCAGCTATGGCCTGGGTTATGCTAGCGACATTTGGTAGATATTTGGCATTGGGATATGCAGCACGAAAATTTTCATACGCAGGATTGTTCTTATCATGCTTGCTGCAGAATACTATATCATACATTAGACTGCCGATATGTGACGTATCTGGTCATATCCTACCAATGGTCTTGGTGGATTGATGTAGACATTCTTGAAGAACTTGCTTTGCACAGCATCTAGATCTGCAACATCTATGCCTAAACCTTGTCGTAGTTGCTGACCAAGCACAGCGGATTCATGCAGAGGATCACAGTCCTTGACTGTTTGCCATAGATCGCCAAACCAATCATAATCTCTTATCATGGTATGGTCGTTGTCAGATAGCGTGCAATCGTATGCACCGAGGCGAGCGCCATATATGCTCCAGATACCATTCTCGACATCAGCACCAACGCTACACCATATCAGCAGCTTGTGCAGATTATAGATCCATATCTTGCTCTTGAAATCTTCAGCAGATACCTTGTTGCCATTTTCCAAGCTCATCTTCACGCCCTCGCGATAACCACTGCGAAAGGCCTGATATGGACTGCTGTTGATCATGCTGGTGCTATAGGTGCCAAACACTTCGTGGTATTTGGCATTCCAACAAAAATCCACCTTGCTGGCATCAGAGCTGCTGTTCTCATGGCTGTTCATGGTGCGCACGAACTGCTTGCTCCACAGCTTGAGCCCCCCGTTGCCATATACCAATCCATTGACGTAGTTGCGTCCGGCCCAGGTCCACGCATGATCGTCTTGACCTTCGCTGATGTTCAGCTTGACCGTGAGGAACTGCTCCGATATCCTGTTGTCACCGTCAACTGTCACGAAGAAATCAGTGTCAGCTACGTCAGCACAGGCCCTGTGAGCAGCATCAAATCCCTTGACACCGTGTACCCTCTTGGCCCAGGGTACTATGTTGACAAGCTCAGCATACAAGGATTCTGCGTTTGGTTCATCATAGCTGAGGAACACGAAATCAAATTCACTTATCTCACGCTGCATCGTACCTCACATATATGCTGTAATCGCCATCCACGTCAACTGGAATCTCTATGTCTACTGTGCTAGCAGAATCTGCTGCATATGGATACAGATCTATCTTCTTGATCAGATAATTTGGATCATTTTTCATGGTAATGTAGAAAACTATGTTTTTGGCTTTCTTTTCTACATCAACCACGAAACCATCTTTGGTTCTTTCCTTTATGATTATAGGGCTTCTATCGCTCGTTGCGAGATCAAAATGCCGATGTATGTTCTGCTGTTCAGGATCTATGAGCTGCCAGAACTTCTTGAAAGGTTTGCTTTGCTTTCTATAATTCAGCACCAGATCGCTGTGTTCATAAACCAATTCATATTCAAACAGGCGGCTCTTGCCAGAGATGATGTCCAATGCTGATTCGTAATGCATAGCCAGCTTGGCCATGCCAGGACCATAGTCTTGGTCTGGATTGAATCCAACATGCCGCAGTACCAGCGTGTCTGCTTCATACCATACCCAGGCCATTTTATCTGCTGACTGTTCGCTCATAATAATCCAATATCTCGTCCGTGAGGAAATCTTTCACATGATAGTGCAGCGGGAAAAACTGTAGGTAATTACCTATCTTGCACTCGAGGTTTGGATTGAAAAACACGCTCATGTGCCTCGTCCAATCCTCGTCTAGGCTGTCATGACCCCAGCCCTGCAATCTGCTTTTCATGTGAGTGAAGGTTGGTATCTGCCTCGTCGTGTAAGAGGTTTGATCCAGATCCAGCAGCTTGAGAGCCAGAGCAAATATCACGTCTGTGCTGGGATATTTTGGTCTTGTATCAGGCTTCATCGTCACGTTGAAGATTGCCTGCCAATTGAAGTACATGTATTTGACCAGATCAAACAGCTCAAACGTTTCCGGAGTCTTCTTGAAATACATGAAAGCCGTGTAGACATTTGGCAGCTTGTCTTCGGTGAATACCTTGCGATAGCTGTCGTCCGTGATGGTATCAGATCTGTAATTCAACACTCTGTTGCTGATGGCAAAATCCTGCTGTGACATCATATCCCACCAGCTGCCGATGTCATTGAAAAACAGCATGTCTGCATCCAGCTTGATGGTCTCATCGTATGGAGTCATGTGTATGACTTTCCATTCGTTTTCCAGCTTCCATTTGCTGTCAGCAGCATGGTCTCCCCAAGGGATTTCTATTATGTTGTCAAATGCCCACGCATATTGATCGGGTACGGTGGTACCGGGTGTTATGCCAATGCTTAGGTATGGTACTGTCTTTTGGCTGGTCTTGAGACTGAGAGCCAGTGCATAAGCCATGCGCACATATTGGTTATCACCGCTGTCTTGAGCGATGGTGAAAAATCCACGAGGCCTGTGATTGATGTCAGCTGATGCCATAAGCTATGATCTCTTTTTTGTTGCGCAATATGGATCGCTTGTTCATCATGTGCAGATTGCTAGAGACCGAATGCATGTAGAATTCACCTTGCACAGGCTCGCTGGTTATGAGGCATTTGCCATCATCAAACCTGTGCATCTCGTCATGCTCCATGCTGAATAGTATGTGATCAATTGGCAGAGGATTGATGCTGCCATACTCCATGAGATTGTTGGCCATGTGTATGGCAATGCTGAGAGCATAGTCATTCCTGAAATAGCCACTGTGATTGAACCTATACAGGTATTGGTAATAGGCATAATTTTCTCTGATAAAGTTCATCAGTTCAAAGATCAGCTTGCTGTTATCAGTCTTGCGGAAATAGATAGCAGTTGCCCAATACAAGGGTATGCTCATCTCGTTGAACCGATTATCAAAACCAAAGTTGTTGGAGTTGTGATCCAGATCAACCGTCTTGCGATTGCACAAGAAATCGTGTGCATGGTCCCATACCAGATCCATGGTATCGTCCAACATGAGATAATCAGCATCTATCATCACTGTCTCTTCAAAAGGAGTGAGATCGTAGATGTTTGGACGGTTGGTATTCTTGTAGGTGTCAGTGAATGACGTGTATCTGGTATCACCAAATCTACGAGTACCAGCTTCTTCTGCGTTTGGTTCATTTATGATGATCCTGTCAAACGCTTTGCGCATGATCACATCGCTGAAATTAGATTCGAGATGCCCAACAGTGCCAAGGTCAGATATCAATGCTACCTTGTTTTCCTTGAGATGTTTCTTGATCATCAGCGCGTTGCACAATGCCATGGTACCATAATCCAAGCTGGGATTATTGTGTGCAAACATCACGAATCCGCGCGGTAGATTAAAACCAGGAGGATAGTTATTCATCGACAAACTCATATATGCTCTTTACTGATCGAGCACTCCTAAGCTTGCTGTATTCAGCATGATAATAGTTGCTAGCTTCAAAATACTTGCTGGTTATGTCATCGAGAAAATCCTGTAGTTCATTTACTTCTATTGGATTTCCATTTTCATCAATCAGAACCACGCGGTCATTGTTGCTGTCAACTAGGAATTTGACGAAAACTATCAGCTCTTGTGTGACTTTGAAGATACCGCCGTTGTGCGCATGCACCAACATGTTGTTGAACTTGATCTTGAGATCTTCTTTGCGATTGAAGAGCCCTATGCGGTATTTTGAAAATTCCAAGGCTTTTTCTAGTCGCTCATCCATGCTGATCTCCAATCGTTCTCGCAAACGATTGTGCCGCAGCAGGCAGATTTAGTCAACTTGTCAGAGAGGAGTTGTCGTAGTGAACGTTGGATTAGCTATGGTCAACACGCCGCCAGCTTTGTATTGATCTATGTAGCTGCTGGTAGTGCCGTTAACGCTGCCATAACCGCCGCTGGAGTCACTGAATGTTACAGTGCAGTTAATCAAGCTGCCGTTGCCGCCGTTGGCTCCAACGTAATTGCTGCGGCTCACCTGTATGCTGTAGAAGATACCGCTATAAGGAGAACCGCTGCCGTAGTGAATGAAGTTTTGGACCAAAGAGCCCGTCAACCCGTAATAACCAACGTTGTTGGTTATGGTACCACCAGAACCAGTGTATGTAGTAGTGGTTGCACCCATCTTGATGGTGCCCATGTTGGTTAGCAATGCTGCCCATGCAGCTGCGCTGCCTGTGGTACCACCAACGTTGGCACCGCTCCACCTTATCTGTCCACCACTGTTAAAGAAATACCGAGCTGCATTTTCTGTGCCAAAGTCAACAGTGAATATGTGACGTATTACTCCATTCCAAACCCCAACGCTGCTGGTTAGAGCATTGGTTACCGACATCTGCGTCACGTTGGCATTGAGCCTGTTGGTATCTAGGGTAGCAATGTTGCTTGGTATCACAGATTGGTATGCTATGGTTTGACCGGTTGCAACCGTGGTAGGAGGCGTCAATCCAGAACCTTGATGCGTGTTCAAGGTACCCATGGCATTGATCAGATTGTTCCATTGTCCAGCTGATATAGCAAGACCACTGGTAACAACTGCCAAGTTAGTGCTGGTCTGACCGTATCCGCGATCACCGTATCCAACACCTATCAAGGCTGCTACTTTATCGGTCGCTGCTAATGAGCTGGTATAGGCAGAACTAGGCGCCGTGTTGCCCACGAAGCCATTGTAGTCGCCAGCTTGTATTAGGCCACCACTGGCGTATGTCATGTTAAGCGCGTCCTATCACTATCTCAACTAAACCAACGTCGTCCGTTTCTTTGATAGCCAAAGCACGACCAAGTATCATGTGAGGATCCTCGCCACCGTCAGCTGCCCTAGCTACGCCAGGCGTATCACTGCTTACCAATCTATCACCCTTGCCGCAACGGCCTATCACCTTGCAAGGTGTGCGGCCTATCAGTGCAACATATGGATGTGTTGCATCTGATCCTGCCTTGCTATTCATCTGCAGTGCAGGCTTGTCTGATATAACGCCAAACACGAATGGATCGCTATCTGTGGTAGTCAAAGTAATTTCAGCATCACCGCCAAGCTTTACAACATCACCAACTTCCATGAGTGCATCAGCTGCATAGCGTTCTGCAACGTCAGCATATTGTGCTTGCGTTGCTGTACCATTGAAGGTTGTCGCATATACTGTGTTGAACACATAGCTTGCGCTACCAAGATTGTATGTATTAGTCACAGATGGTAGATTGGTCTGTGTGGTATAGAAAATGTTGGTCGCGCCGCTTATGTTGCCAGCATTGACATTGTTGGCATGCACAGTGCCAACATACAAGTTGGCAAACTGCAAGCTGTTCGTGCCTAGGTCATAGGTTAGATTAACCGAAGGTGCATTGGTCTTGTTGTCTGAGAAGATCGCAGACCAAGCAGTGCCTGTATAAACTTGGAGTTCGTTGAAATTGGTATTGTACCAAACCACGCCCTGCAGCAACGGAGTAGGAGCTACTGAACCTGCAAAGTGCTGCATGTCCCAGAGTTGATTCTGTAGCACAGGTGCACCGTAGTTCGTGTAACCCTTGCCTGGAAACGCTATGGGAGCCGCTGATGTGTTCAGCGCGCCATCAGCTACACTTACCAGTAGCGATCCGTTAAATTGATAAATGTTCTCTGACATATCGTCCACCTGTTATGATTGCAAGCATATTTAGCAGCTCCTTACACCGTCTGTATACGTATGGTATAGACAATTTGTATCTGCCTGTTCAAACTCTTTTGCACCGGACTAAAGATCACGTGTGTCAGCAATCTCCCAGTGTTTGGTCCGTTAGGACTGTATGCTTTTAGCCCTAGTTCATTGAAAACATATTTGCCACCTATGTTAGTAGCAGTATCAAACGCATCTTGGCCAGCCGGTTGACCGAGGTCTAGCAAGCAGGTCACGATCACGTCTGTATAGGTTGTACCATCGATGTGTGCAGTGCTTATGTAATTCTGTTGCGGATCTAGATCCAGCGGGCTCTGATCGTTTACCACCTGATAATAGGTTTGATTATACAGTTCCGCAGTTTGTCCTATTACATTTGGTGGAAGATAGGTGATAGTGCCTATCTCGCTCACAGTTGCACCGCCGTTGCCAAAACACATTTCCTGTATCCAGCTGTCTGGACGATCAGCTATGGTACGCGCCAAGCTGATTGAAAAATTTTCATAGTTGATAGCATTGTTTTTGTCTACCAAGATCTCACCAGTGACATTATCACGTATCAAAACATGACCTTGTATCCACTGATCGCTCTTATCAATCATAGCCATGCTATCAAGCCCTCGTGTTCACTAGAACCTGTCCAGTCTGTGCGTCCTTGATCTGCAAAAATCCGTAGATCATCACAGTACCGTCCTCATCAGGCAGCTTGGTATCTGGTTCTTTTTTATCTTGTTGCTGTTCAGCCATGATTTATTTATGTCCAGGTTCCGGGGTGATTTAGCATGTACTTTGACATGCTGTTGTTGCTATACTGTAACCCATTAGGTGCCGATATCCAATTATAACCTCCAGGTATTGTCTCATTGGCACCGGCAGCAATCACAGTGCTACCTGTAGGATGGCTGATAGGGCTGGTTATTTGCACTTCCAGCCGCGGACTTGCTAGGCGAATGTTGCGCCAGCCAACCGCAGGAGCAGAGACAAATTCAACATATGCACCTGCTGGTTTTCCTACAGGATTATCTACTATGGTATACGTGCCAACTTGCGAGTTGATAGCTGTATCTACCTGTACTGCTGTGCCAATGCTCACTACCACGTTGCCACCTGCCGGTCTAGTTCCGCTGGCAGTTGGGAACAGCGTGCTCGAACCGTCACCGTCATAGAATATGGTATCATACAGCGTGCTAACATTGCCAACCGGTGTGTTGAATGTACCTCTGATCAACTGTTGCAAGAATCCTCGGTAAGGTAGGCTATCAGTTGGTGCTGGCTGTACCATCCAATAGTCAATTCTCTCGTCGCCTATCCATACGGTGCCGGGAACTGTGAGAGTAGGTTGATCAAGCACAGCTATGTTGGCGACCTCTATGCTTTCGCTGTAGACTGAAACTTCAGAAAGGGTAACAGTCTTGTTGGCATCGCTTATCACAGTACTGGTTACGGCAGTATCGCTCATGATAGTTCGCCATGCTATGGCTGACTTTTGAGGTTTACCGCTCATATATTGGGCCGTTACCGTATCACCTATTCCTACCGTAGTGTTGGCCGTAAACACGATGGCTTTGTCGCCGCCATATTCCGTGTTCCATCCATAGTTACTCCAACCGGTGATACCCCACCCTGGTATGGCTGTCACAGTCACCAATGAA